GTCTGGCTGAGACTACTAATGTTACCTTCGGCATCGCTTACACGAGTGCTTAACCCGCTGACGGTCTGTGATACGGTGCTGATGTTACCCTCTGCACTGCTTACACGAGTACTTAACCCGCTGACGGTCTGTGTAACGCTACTGATATTGCCCTCTGCACTGCTTACACGAGTACTTAACCCGCTGACGGTCTGTGTAACGCTACTGATATTGCCCTCTGCACTGCTTACACGAGTACTTAACCCGCTGACGTTCTGTGTAAGAGTGCTGATATTACCTTCGGCGTCACCTATACGGGAGGTCAAATTAGTAGAGGTCTGACTAAGACTACTAATGTTACCTTCTGCATCGCTTATGCGAGAGGTAAGATTAGTGGCAGTCTGGCTGAGACTACTGATGTTACCTTCTGCATCGCTTATGCGAGAGGTCAGATTAGTGGCGGTCTGGCTGAGACTACTAATGTTACCTTCGGCATCGCCTATACGAGAGGTCAGGTTGGTAGCGGTTTGACTGAGATTACTGATATTACCTTCTGCATCGCTCATGCGAGAGGTCAGGTTGGTAGCGGTCTGACTAAGAGTACTAATGTTACCTTCGGCATCCCCAATTTCTGATCGAAGCTCTCCAGCAACACTGCTAATCGACACGTATTTCCCATCTTCGTCTGTAAGGAGACAAAGCTCTTTAAGCTGATCCCCCAAATCTGCGACTTTCAAACGCCCAAAGCGCCGATAAATATCATCGAAAATTTCGTCAAGCTGGAGAATAAGCGCCCGACCCTGTTTATCGAACGACGCGGGAACCCTTAACGGCTGGTGTTGCTGGATTACCGGATACCTTTCACTGTTCGCCATGTAAACACCACCTTAATCTGGGTCAGTCTCCACAACTATCTGGATTCCGCCTGTAAGCCGCCAGCTTACATCCGACTGTGTATTCAAGGTCTCTATTATCAGCCTAAACATCCGGCCTGTCCCGCCGAAACGAACGCGCTTCTGCTTTGCCCGGATAAGCGTTGGCTGGACTGTTACGAGCTTGCTTTTGACCTTTTTCTCGGTCTGTATGCTTACGCGAAATGTGACCGGGTACTTCCTGACTTCGGGCGAGAAATAAACCTCGAATCCGCCTTTGTTGTAGGACTTTCTACCCAGATCGACCCACGGAGTAACCCATTTCGTTGGCTTGCCGGAGGCCACGCCTGTTTCCCACGAGTCGTACGTGAGTAGCATGATCTTCCCCGGCTGGGAAGAGCTGGTCGCATACAACGCATCGTTCGTAGGCATAAAGCTCTCGATAAAGGTATCCGTGTAATACAAAATTGTCCGATCTGACAGGTTAAACACAATCATGTCGTTATTAACTGTGTTGTTTCCTGTCGGGATGGACAGATAATATTTTTCCTTATAAAGCGTACCGCACATCTGGGACATCGCGTTACGGTTAATCGTTTTCCACAGCTTCTCGATAGCCTCCCGGGCGTATGGGCTTACGCTTAAGCCGTCATACAAAGCCAGCCCGTCTCGTTCCACCATGAATATGCGCTCTACATCTACAGCAATCGTATTTGCGAAAGGAGCACCACCACCGTACTGCTCTTTAAACACATACTCACCCGGGTCCGCCCCAAGCACACGCCAAACGCGATTCCCTTTAAACGCGATAAGCTGACTGCCGAACTGCCGAAGCGCGGTAAAGCTGTCGCCATCCCAACTCGGTTGCTGGACGTCTCCGGCTCCGTCTTCCGGCTCTTCGTTCGCCCCTGCCGCGGTCCAGTCCGTCGGGTCAAACGGGCGGGAGTACATCAGCATATCCGGGTCATCCGGGATCGCCCCGCCCCAAATACGCTCCGCGTAGCGCTCAATCACACCGAACTTCTTACCCCCGGTGTTAATTGACTCTACGGTCCAGCTTGGATTGCTGACTGTGGCAGTGTACGGCGGCTTAATGATAATCATGCCGTCTTTGGCATTACTCATCAGCAAAACGTCTACCGGAGCCGGGCTACCCGGAGGATTGATCTCGTAGGACACCCAACTCCATTCGTTGCTCTGGTAAATTGCGGTCCCGAGAGGAAAGCTCAAAGCCGCGAAATCCTGCATTGTGGACGTTTTGTAGTACAGTCTTCCGCCGGTAGCGGCGATTAAGACTTCGGGGTCTTCACCGCCCGTATACCAACGCCGGTACAGATGCGCAAGGGTTTCAATCTTTGTATCGAAACCGTACGGGAGGGTCACAGGCTTTGCCTGCGGCTGTAATACGCCACGCGGGGTCTCCACATTCATAGCTTCCACCGCATAACGAAAGTCAGCCCCAATCCCGTCCCCGGCCTGCTGTAACCCCATAAATGAGGTGAGGAACACGTCTGCGTCGTACGCTTTTATTGTGTAATACGCCACTGTTCCTCACCTCACTTCGGAATATTTATGAAATGCTTGTATCTTACGAGTGTACCGTCTGAGTTCATTCCCGCCTTACCACCTTCACTCGCAACTCGGGAAAGGAAAAGCATGAAAGAATCTCGGTACGAAATGCCACGACTCTGTTTCTGGGGATTTCCGTTCCGATATACCAGCCACGTAGCCCAGTCCACCAAGTAACGGTGCATCCATTCCGGGAGATTCGGATCATCTGAGTCATCAGCCATAGCCGGGTACATCAGACTATTGGCTGACACATGCTGATGGTCGTACACATCCACAATCCGGTCGTAGCCTTCATTGATGTAATCCACAATGTGCGGTTCGTAGTCCTCCAGATCGTCCGCGTCGTTATTCGTCTGGAACATCACCTGTTCCTTGATTTCCTGTAGGGTCACGATGGATCACTTCCTTAAATTTTCTTGCCGTACTTCTCTTTCAGCACGATGTACACGGCAACCGGTACTTCGACCTGCTCACCGCGATGAATACGATAGAGGGTTTCGCCCCGTTCGTTCGCGATGGTTACGTGCTCATACTGGTCTACGACGAGCCCTTCCGTTCCGTCCCCTTCGATCTCCGGCAGGAAAACACTAACGGTAGGACCTTTATAGGCTTCTGCGGCCTTGGGCGCCACAACGGTAAGGTCATCGGACCGAACAGACAGCGACGCTACCACATCATCCTCTTCTTCAAGCAGTTCATCAGTTACAGGTTTCGTTTTCGTAGCCATGTTAAGGCTCCTTTCTTTTCTCCGTAAAAGTTTGGGGCTGGCCCGCGTTATAGAGCCAGCCCCGGTTTAGGGGGATATTATGCAGACACACCGTGCTCGATACGCACGATGAAGTCATCCTGCAACACGGCACATGCGAAGAAGGGCACCTTCCACGCCACAGTCCCGCGCTGGTTGAGGGGGTCGTCGGAGCCGGAGGAACCCAGCGGCTTGACGATGATCTGGATGTTGGGCTTCTTCGTATCGCCCAGCTTGACCATGCCGAACGCATCCTGTCCATAGATGATGGTCGCGTGAACGTCAATACCGTTGCCGCCGCCAGACGGAACGATCTTGAGGGCCTTCGCCGTAGTCCAGTTCGCGGTAACTTCCGTACCGGGTACCCAGCGGAACAGGACCTTGGTCTGGTTCGCGGTGGTAGAAGGCCAGACGCGCTCAATGCACATCGGGGTCTTAACCGCGGCGGAGCTCACCGTGGCCTGTACGTAGACCATCTTACCGGTCAGCTCACGGGCTTCGTCTTCGGACATGGTGTCCGTGACGACCATGGTCCGGTTTGCCACGTCGAAGTCCGCATACGCCGTCAGAGCCGCCTTGGTTCCATACAGGTAATCTTCATCGGTGAAGGTCTTACCATTGTCCACCTCGAAGAACTTGACCTTGTAAATGTTACCCAGCTCGTACTTCTGGACACGAGCATCACTCTGGTAGACAGAGACGTCATTCCAGTGCTGATCCTGCGTCAGATCGTAGTAGGTATCCTGATCGATTTTGGCATGGTAGAAACCATCTGCGAACGGCTGGGCGCCCTTCCGCTTAAGGTTACGGACAGCCTTTTTAATGACCGCGTAGGTCAGGATGTCGGTAGCCACCAGAGCGCCACGGCTGGTCACACTGCCGGGGTACATGACGTTCAGACCGGAACAAATCTGATCGCGGCCCACGGTATCCAGAGACAGGCGGGCCTGCCGGTTCAGCCGGTCAGACATAGCCTGCGTCTTGGAGTCCACGTGCCACAGGTCGATTTCATCGGTATACGCCATGAAGGAACCGTAGTTCTTGGTCATCACCGTGAACGCGGTCTCTTCCAGCTTCTGCCCGTCAGGGGTAACACCTTCATACAGGGGCTTGGTGATCGCAGGCAGTTCAGTATAACGGAAGAACTTGACGTGCTTACCGTTACCCTTGGGCTGTTCGATCATCTGGGCATCTTTCAGATACCCAAGGTTGGGTTCAACGTTTTTCAGAGCCCGCCGCTGGAGATAGGATTCCAGCATAGTCGGGGCCAGGGACGCCTGATAAGATACGTTAATGTTGTCGTAAACTGCCATGGTAACACGCTCCTTACTTTATTTAAGCTTGTAGCGCGCTCCCTCAGAGATTCTCCGTTCCATACGGTCAAACTGCTCATCGCTCATTGAGTCAATGGCGTTGGGGTTGTTGGTTCCGCTGGCTCCGTTGGGGGAGCGCGTAGGAGACGGTGCCCTCTTCCTGCTGGGCTTCTGCTCACGCAGATAGTCCGCTACGTCATAGAAGTCCATCTCCCCGTTGATAACTTTCCTCTTGATTTCCTGGTTGGACTGAAACTCGGCAATAATATCCGGCCCGCCTTTAGCGCGGATCGCGTCTGCCTGGTGCTTCAGCATATTGATGCGGGCTGTGGTGGCCGCATCCTCTCTTGGAGCGAACTGGCCGTTCGTCTGCCTGGGCTGTTCAGCCTTCGGCTGTTCAGCGGCAGCAGCAGGCAGGCCGTTGCGGAGCCGGACAAGCTCCCGGGCCGTCTCAATGTCGGCAACCTTCCGACTCTTGAGAAGCTCCTGTGCGTCCATCTCCAGCATCCGCTCTCTCAGCGGAGCGATCTGCGCTTCATACTCAGCCTGGACTTCACTCCGGATCTGAGCACTCAGCCGCCCCACTTCCTTGTCCCAGCGCTTTCTGAACCATCCGGGCTCACTGGTACCTTGTGGCTCGGTCTTCTGATCCTGTTCCGCTGGTGCCTCTTCTTCCCCGTTCAGAGAATCGAGGCTTTCTTCGGGTTCACCCTGTTCCTCGACAACGTCATCCGGAAGCGTGTCGACCGCTTCAGCGTTGTCTCCCTGTTCGACCATGGTCTCTTCAATGTCCATAAGGATCTCCTTTCGCGCCCTCCGCAAATCACGGAAAACGTGTTTATATGCAAAACCTCCCGCAAATCACGGGAGGCCTTGACTCATATAATGTTTTGTTACACCGATTGTTGATAAAACTCCGTCATTGTGTAACTTATGTCGGCAGCGGTGCTCCGGTCTGTACTCCCATCATGCTCTGGGCGTTGTCAACGATGG